ATTTTTATCGAATCTGATAGTCAGATTTTACAATACTTGGATACAGATGGGAGTATACAAACTGTAAAAAACGTAGTTACCCCAGTAACAAACTATGAATATGAAGTAAAAGAGAATGAAAAGAAAAGAACAATATTAGTAATGAGACCTGAGTATATTGGTGCTGTTACTTACGATATGAGAAATATGATGAAGTATAGTAGATCGTCACAATACGTAGATTCAACAACAAAGAGAACATACAACCCAAGAAATAGTAAATAAAAATCCCACAAAACCTTCACGAAAGAAAATTTTGCGGGAAATTTTTTTCGACCTTTTTTTATTTAAAAGGTCTATTTTCAACAGGGGTAGTACTCAACCTCTTTAAATGTTCTAACATAAGGTTCGATTCTTCCATCTCCTGAAACTACTTCTTGACGAAAGACTTCTCTTCTACAATTTCTGTAATATCTTGGTGTATAGTATGAAGGAGACGAATAGTATCCTCCTTTAAATGGTTTCCAAAATTCATCCCAAGTGATTGCTTCCACTGGAGAAGCAATCAGAATTGCAGAAAGAAAAATCAATAATTTCATGATTCAGCAAGTTTTTGGAAGTAACTCAGAGCATCATCATCATCTTCATCATCATAACTGCTCTTGGACGAACTAGAAGTCACATCATCAAAGGAAGCAGACTTGGACGAAGAAGATGTTTCACCACGACGTTCACGTTCCCATTCTTCCTCTTCAGCAACAACTTCTGGATCTTGGTTCTTAGGAACACCACGAAGACCAAGAGTATACTCAAGACGCTTTTTCAGGTCATCATAAGACTTGAACTCTTTAGGGTCAGTGAAGTCATTCAGGTTATTCAGAGACTTGTAGACACGCTCCAGTTCATCATCATCACCATCAAGAAGAGCAGAAGGAGATGCAAACTCAGACTTATCATAGTTCCAATAACCATCTTTCTTGACAAGTTTCAGTTTGAAGTTAGCACCAGTCCAGAAATCAAAAGGATTGATGGGAGTTTCATCTTCAAACTCAGGTTGCATTGCAGCAAGAATTTTGTCATAAATTTTCTTACCAAACTTATAGAGGAACACTTTACCCTCATTATCTGGATTGGCAGGATCACGAACAACATAGATGTTTGCAAAGTAAGAAAGTTTACGTTTTTGCTTACGTGCTTCTTCCTTATCACGATCCGAACCAGAGTTCCAGAGAACACGATTCTTTTCACAGACAGGACACTGTTGACCAAGAGTAGTGAGGCAGTTGTCAATCAACCAACCACCAGGACCTTGGAATGCGTGAGACCATACCTGTGCCCAAGGAAGTTCACATCCTTCTGGGGCAGGGAGGAAACGGATAACTGCAGAACCTACACCGCTTTTATCCATTACAGGTTTCCAAAAACGGTCATCATCTTTGGAACCAGATTCGTTGAGTTTCTCAACTTGTTTAATGAGTTTCTCGGTAAGAGAACCCAGTTTAGATTGCTTCTTAAGATCAGCAAAAGACATTCGTATTCTCCGTATTAGTAGTATTGAACGTGTGGTACTGTATTGGTACGTATTAATTGTAGCAGGCAACTAGTCAACCGTCAAGGGTTTTCTCAAGAGACTCAATTGTAGACTCAAGCATTTTAAAGAAATCATCGACAGTTCCATCTTCTGCCAAACCAAACATTTTAGCAGAGTCAATAATTCTTTTTTTCAATGCAATTGCTTCTGGGTCATCTGATAAAGACAATCTAAAAATAAAGAGTTTCTGTTTTTCAAGAAACTCTCGCATCAATTCAAGATGTTCTTTTTTTCCATCAGTATCATAGAATGAAAGACCTAAAACTTGTTCGAAAAGTTTTTGTTGAATTTCTTCCAATTCTACTACAGATTTTCTGACCATCTCTGAATCAAAAAATCTACTCATAATACTATCTCCTTTAAGATTTTTGTAAATTTTGCCTCATCAATATTTAGGAATGGTTTATATTTCTTAATTTTAAAACTTACGGTTTCCCACACTGGGTCTAAAAGTTTTTTATCAAATTTAGAAACATAACCAAGGATGGAATCTAATATTACTATGGTTTCCAAAGTAATTGCATTTTGTAAATATTTTTTTAATATTTCTGGATGTTTGTTTGGTTTACATTCAAACAAATAATCTAGATTTTCTCTAGAAATAAAAACTTGACTTTCAGTTTTAAACAAATAAGTTAAACTTTGATATCGTTTTAACCACTCTGCATAATTTTTTTCACCACTAGAAATTATTTCCCCAATCCATAATGATTGGGGGTCTGTACTTTCTATGAAACTAGCAACAAAATAAAACTTTATCTCATCATCCGTTTTTTGACGAGATAATTTTTCAAAAAAATATCTATCTTTTCTTTTATGGAAAGAGTCTATAGATGCTCTTGATTGCCCACAATACTTAAAGTAATCATATTTTTCTTTTGTAAAGTGGTTTTTTATAGACAAATAAGTTTTATAAACATCAAAGGGAGTCACGATTCAAAAATTCAAAGTTGCCCTACTGGTTTTTTTAAGGAAGTTTAATTTTGTTGCTTCGTATTTTATTTTTTCTTTAAGAGGTTTTGGAATTAATTTTGGTACTGTCTCTATTTCTATTGAGTTTTCCTCACAATAAGTAACAATTGCATCGATATAACTTATCTTAGAAATTTTTACAATGCTTTCAATATCTTGAGCAAACTTTTGTGGACATAGGAACTTATCTTTAATTACATCTTTGATGTTATTTTCCATGTTAATTAAGTTTACTGTTAACAAACTCTCTAATGTATTTTGAGAGCAACTTAATATATTTTTGTTTATCATATTCTTCATAGACAACGCATTCTCCATTTTCACATGCCATTAAAATTACTAATTTTTTAACTGGTATATCAGTTAACTCATAAAACATGCAAGCATATGCTGCACATTGTACAAAATAATGCTCAATCCATTCAAGGGGTTTTGGCTTTTTAGATGTTTTAAAATCTATAATTGCCAATTCTCCATTATATTCCGCAATACAGTCTACAGTGCCAGCTACTCCAAGAACTTTACTGTAAAGAGAACTTTCTAAAGCATGAATATTATTTATCTTATTTAATTCTGGTTTTGCAATCTTAAATAAAAATTCAGATAATGGTTGAACTTGAGGGAGTTCTGGAATATTATAAAGATAATTTTCAACCAGACTATGCATATCAGTTCCACGACTAGTTGCTTGTCGTGTAATCTTATCTGCTTTTTCTTCTCCTACTTTTTTTCTCCAATCAGCAAAAAATTGCCTATTTTTGAACGATGTTACTGAAGTAATAGAAACAAATCGTAGTAATTCTTCTTTGTCAGGGATTTTATAATAACGAACCCCATCAATCATCTCCCTTTCCAATTTGGGTAGGTTTAAATCAATGTGACTAAACCTACCATCAAGTTTTAAATTATCATCCATTCAAACCAGATTCCATTTTTGCAATCAGATATTCTTTAACAAGTCCAGAACGAACAATGTCATCAATACCAAATTCAATTATATCAAAAGATGGCATTTTCCTCAAGATGTCCATGAAATCACTGATACCATTTCTTTCATTTGATTTTGTTAAATCTGATTGAGATGCATCACCACAGAACATAATTTTAGAGTCTTCACCAACACGGGTGATGATTGAATCTAATTCATGGAAATTCATGTTTTGAAATTCATCTACAATAATAATTGAATTATCTAAAGTAGTACCACGAACAAATGATGTACTCCAGAATTTAATTGTTTCTTGCTGTTTTAGATTACCATAAAGCATTTCAAAATCAGTTTCTGTTGGGAGTTGGAACATGTATTTAACCATGTTCTTATATGGAATCTGATAAAGTGAAGATTTGTCTTCGTGGTCTCCAGGAAGAAATCCAATTTCCCTTGTTGCTACTAGAGAACGAACAATATAAATTTGTTCATATGGAGTAATCTCATTCAAAACTTCTTTCAGTGCATTATACAAAGTGATAAAAGTTTTTCCTGTTCCAGCAGCACCATATGCTACCAAATGCTTTCCCTTTGAATATGATTCAAAAAGTTTCTTTTGGTTTTCTGTTAATGGTTCAATATCAATTAAAAGATCAGAATTGAGAGGTCTTTTCCTCCTCATCTGTTTTGCAGTCATACCAACTCCAATTGGTTGGTCGGGATTTCTTCTTTTTCTTGCCATTAAATTTTTCCTACACGAGCTCCAGGCATTTTAGAGGCTCTTTGTAGAACCTCATTCCATCCTGGTTTTGATTTTGAAAGCTTGTCTTTCCACTCACCAACTTCACCACTTCCTGGACAAGTTGCTGGGTCAGACCAATCTCTATCCCAATCTGGGTTTTCTTTTTTCCACTGGTCCCATTCGTGAACACTCATCTTCACTTCTTTTTGTTCACCAGTTTCTTTATGAATAACAGGATACGTCGCCATAAGTTATGAAATCACGATAATTTTATTTATTCTATAGTAACAGACCTGGGATCAATACAATCTGGACAGTTCTCTGGTTCCCAACCAAGTGCTTTAGCAATATCAGGGAACTGGCAGATAAAGACGCATCGTGCTGCTTCTGCGATGTCCATATGCTCCTTCTGAGTGCCATGAGAAGAACGTAGGTCAATATAATGGATCCATGACCTTACAGAGCCCTTCATGTAAATCCTAGTGGGGGTTGCGAGTGGAAGTACAAACCTTGCACATTCCTTTGCAACTCCTGCATCAAGCATCTTATCATAAAGACGTTGAGATTCTTCAAAGTGTTGCTCAATCATTCCTTCAAACTTTTCCCTCACATGCTCATCCAAATCATTGGTTGAGTTCTGACGATTCTTTTCATCCTGCCTACGAAGCTCAGGAACCTCAGGAAGATCAGTCAGAAGTTTTGTATCTGCGTAACGTTGTGAAAATTCTTGATATGTAAAAGACCTATGACGAAGCACTTGAGCTGCGATACCACGAGTAGTATTAATTTCAAGGGTCATATCCGCTTGCTCAAAGATAGACCAATGATTTTGCTTAATACAATATCGAAGAAGTCCAGCAGCAGTATCAAATTTAAGTTGGTTACTCGGATTGCTTACACGAGCAGTATAAGTAATTACTTCTTGTGCAGATTTTCCTGCAAGTTCTCCTGCACCTTGAGTAACAGAAATTAGTTTAACAATTGGTTTAATCTGCGTATCCATCATCATCCTCAAAGATTTCGTCGTAATCATATTGTACTAGTTTTTTTTCTTTATTATTCTCCAAATAACTTTTAGTATCAGAATAAACTTCTACCTTTAGAGAATCAACTAAGAGTTCAAGATTGCGAATAATTAATTTTAATTTTTCTTTATCCATAAAATATTATTCTCTCTGTACATAATAGCACAAAAAAAGGAGGGGATCAACCCCTCCTCCATTATTCTAAGCAATTTGTGGTTGCTTTGCCATATTCAATTGTGCATCTTTAAGAAGTTTTTCTTTCTTTGCTTTTTTCTTGAGGTAACGAACGAAGTAAGTATTCATTTCACTTTACCTCCCGACTTTTCCATAGAGAACTTGTTTCCGTTTTCATCTACCCAGAACATTGACCCACGATAGATTTCTACATGTGGTTCTCTTTTAAAAGTTTGATTGGGTCGGTCATTGGTGTCATATTCAACACCACGATATACGACTTTAGACATTAGGTTTTCTCCTTAATTTTGAGGCTAAAGAGCGTTCCTTCAGTCGGCTTTTGCGTCCTCAATGAGGATGAACGATCCGTTCCGAGTCGGCTTACTTCCGTCCTATTCAGTTTAGCACTTAAGTCTCACAACATCC